TTTGAAGGAAGCATTTAAAAATACAAGTTAAGTACAATGATAACGTTAATGAGGATATAACAATGGAAGCAATTCAAAAACCTAAATTGGGGGTGTCACTCCCTATAGCAATATTAGCATTAATCCTGGGGCTAGGTGCTGCATATGTGTCTGTCGAATTTACGGTGAAACTTTTTAGAAGTTTTGGCAACGACGCACATGAAAAGCAATTGTATGTCATCGCAGCCCTTGTTATGGAGGGAGCGAAGTACATCACTATCATAGCAGGATTGATATACTTATCGAGCATCAGAACAGCAGCTAAAGGTGCGTATTACTTGGGAATTGGCGTAATTTTAACGTTGTTCAGCATTTTAGCGACATTAGGATTTCAGAATGTCACTACAAACAAGACAACTGAAACTGCCATAAAAAGTTCGTCCCAGTATAAACAATTGAACACTACTGTTGTTTCTTATCAGAAGCAAATTGATTCTTTACAAAAGACAATTGACGATGATTTGAAAAAGGGGTACCGTAGACGAGCGCTTGAATCTCAATCAAAATTGATAGATTTACAGGATCGTCAAGAAAGAGTACGAAATCAAATGAGCGGTATTAGTGTTGCAGACAAAAACGTTGCAAATGCTATGACCAATAACTTGTCTGATTTGTTTAGTGTTTCAAACAAAGAACTGAACCAGGGGCGAGAATTAGCAGTAGCAATATCACTAGAATTAGTGTCATTCGCAATGTTTGCTATTTGCGGATTTTTCAGAAAAGGTGTTGGCGATTGGATTATGAGTTTTTTCAAACGTTACCAAATACCAAAGTACGACCCTAATTTAGTTATTGCAAAAGTCAAAGTTGGTGAGGATGTCAAGGATAAAATCGCGCCTAAGGCAGAAATAGAGCTTGAAGCAGAAAAAAAGCCTGAAATCAAACCATCTTCTGACGGTAAGGTAGTATCGATCAAGAAACAGCTATTAGCTAAAAAGCGAGATGAAGAATGGCAATTGCTCTATGAGGATATAGTTGAACGAATTCTTAGCCGCGACATTAACTGCAGCAAGAATGCTATATGCAAAGAGTTCAAGATTAGTCGTCCAAGAGCAGGCAAAGCCATCGCGCAAATGCAAGATGCTGGATTGATCGAAGTTTATGACGAAAATAAGTGCAGATTGACAGGAAAAACAAAGGAGAGTTAAATAAAAATTGCCAGGGAAGGCATTTTTAACAGGAGGACATAGTATTGGTTGCATATCTAATAATAAGGTTTATGTTGGGATTCGTAGTAGGAATTCTAACGGTAATGTTCGGAGGAAGATAGTGAAAAATCAGTTTACGTTTTGGGAAAAAGTTGGCATTACAATAGTGTCGGCTTTAATAGTCATTTTAACACCCACTATTTTAAAAATGTTGATTGAGTGGGTACAATCCTGGTAAAATATTATGAGAAAGATTAAATATAACTGTTGGGCATTTTACTTTTTGATGGGGGTAGTATGGCTGAGTTTATAATCACGACATTAGGATATGGCGGTGCGTTGTTGATAGCTGCCATAATCGGGTTATCGATTTATCACTGGTTCACTAATAAGGGGAAATAAGCATGATCAAAGAGAAAGACAAATGCACAAAGATAAAGTTGGAAAAGTTTTTGAAAGACAGATGTATGTTGTTAGGCAATTCAAGACAAAGATTAAAAAACGGGAAAAATCAACCAAGAGACGCTCACGGATCGTTTACTTTTAAGGGGAGGAAATCTGATGACAGTTCTTAAATTTTTAGGCAGAAACATTGCCAAAGCGCTATGGTTAGCTGTTATTGTGGTCATAGCGTTATTCGTACCATTTGGCATACACGTATTAATAGCGGTATTTTTATTTCTTGCAGTCAGAAAGCTATATCGATGGGGATTTAAATGAAGACAATCGCGATGGCGGTTTTTACGTTTCTAACAGTGATGTTGTTGGTGGGAATGGGATTTTTGGCAGGTGTGGCAGTCTGGCATTTGCCACCAATATGGATCGTGTTAAAATCAATCGGCTTAATAGTTTTTATATTTTTTATGTGCTTTTTAATGTTTGTGACGTTTAAATCTTATAAAGCTGAAAGCAAAAAATTGGCTAAACGGCTATCAAGGTGATAAATATATGGAATTACTAATTGGAGTTTTAATTGGGTTTGTTGTAACTATTCTAATAATTATAATGAAAAACACATTGAAATAAAAAATTAGCCAAACGACTATCGCGATAAAACAAAGCCGGGTTTGCCCCGGCTTTTAGTTATTTGCAAGTGCGTAATTGTTTTAATAGTTGTTGTTTTCTCTTATTATCGATTTTATTTTCTCTGGCCATTTTTCTAATAATGTTTGCCAGATCTCCATTCGTTATTTTACCTCTTGGTCTTTTAATATCTGCTTCAAAAACAATTAAACTCGTGTCCACTTTACAAGTGGTGATTGGTGTTCTAAGGCACCCCGAAAGCGAAATTAACAGCATCACCAGGAACATTAGTTTTCCACCAGTCCCGAAGTTTTTTGTTTTTGACAATAAGTTTAGCAATTTTGTCATTGGCTATAGTCTCCTGTTTGATAAGTAGTTTAGTTTTGGCCTCTATTTCTTTGATCGATTTTTGCTTTAAGACATCCAGTTTAATCTGCAACGCCAGTGCTTTTTTAGTATAGGCATTTTTTATTGCTTGCCTCCCCGTGTAATTGCCATGAACCCACGATAAAGCAATCAATACAATGAAAACCGTAATCCCCAAAGCATTAAAGTTCTTTAGAATCATCCTTTTTAGCTCTCAGTATTTTAGACATTAATGGAAAATATTTCTTGATAAAAGGCATATTTGCAATGTCCATTAATGTATGATACACCAGGATTGAACCTGGACCTATAAGTAGACCTGCTTGGTACCATTCCATAGAAAGCATATTGGCAGGCCAGACTATGTACGACGAACAAAAACCAGAAGACACGGCTATGATACGAATATGGTTTGGGAAGTCGATTTCGCTTATATGTATTATGACAAGGTAAACTAATTTGACAATGTAAGTAATAGCAAAAGTCAAGAGCATTGCTATTACTAGTATTTTCCATTCACCTTTTTCTAATAAACCGACCAAAAAGTTAGTGAAACCATCTGGACTATATACTGATACTTCACTAAATATTTCATTCATAAACCACCGTTTTAATTAAGCTGTGTTAAAGCTATGATCACTACCAACAATTGATAACGCTTCTTTCAAAGATTCGCTTGAAACACCAAATTGAATAACCCCTGTCATTGCACCAGTAATCGTTGTTCTTATTACTGCTTTTGTAATATCGCCCTGATTTAAAACTATATCTTCAGTCCAATTTAAAAAGGTTGATCCATTGGTACAGTATTCAGAAGTAACAAGCGTACTATTTACCATTAAAGCAACACAGCATGTATCATTAGTACTTGTTCTTACAGTACCAAATCTTACCCTATAAGTACCATCTCTCGGCATCCACCATTGTTTTATGGGTACTCTTGTAGTGCTGCCTGTTAATTGAAATGCCCAGGCTGGGTCATACCAATCGTCACCAGCGACAACATCTTTTATGTTTGTACGGTCTATAATTTTTAAATCAAGTGCAGCATCTTGAATTTTTGGCGCGCCTACATTTCCATCTGCCACCGCTGTAAAATTACTTTGCAAATTATTCATTTGGGCAGCAGTTAAAATTTGCCCAACTGAAAAAGTTAACGCTGTCCAGGCCATTTAAATCTCCTCTTTTTTACGTACCATTTGCATGTCAGACAAAAAATCTGATGTTATTTTCGCATGTTCTTTACATAGCATAAATTTCATATTAGCGTCGGTCAATGATTCGTCTTTCCTCGGCGCAACTGCAGCTATTCCGCTTATAATTGCCCATCCAGGCCAGCCTGCACCATATTCTTTTTCAGATTCTAGTTCACCGCAAACATCACATTTTATCGTTCGCACCATTGTCATATTTGTTCCCCTAAATTAAAATATCCGGGCCATCAAGTGTTGACGCATCTAATATAAATCCGCCAAAAACTTGTGACCTGTCAACGTCTAAAGTTATTAATCCTTTATTAGTGTCTATTGATTGTTTCATAATTCGATAACTACCATCAATGCCATGAAACGAATCTGCGATAGTAACAGTTTCGCCTATCAACTTAACCATTCCCATTAACGGCGCAAGTAGTGTTATTTTATCATTTGGTTTTGCTTGAACTACTGTTACTCTTTGCGCTGCATTCAAAGCAGGACCAGAACCAACATACCAAATGTTGTCATCTTTTTCGTTATTTTCTCGTAATCCATAACTATTGACTGATGCAGTGTCTTCGTCAAATACAGTCGTTTGATGAAAATCTGATGTTTGGTCATAATCAGCAAATATGTATTGTTTGTTTATGATTTCTTCGCCACTAAACTCTAACTTTAAATCTATTATAGTATTGTCATTGAATGAATTAACGAAAGTATCAGCTAGTGTAAAACGGTCAAATGTTATTACGTTTTCATGAATAAAAATTGCCGAATAAGTATGACGTCCTATCTTTCTAATACATTCATTGACTTTTTGCCCATCAAAAGAAGCATTCATGAAAACTGAATCAGCAGAAAATACATTCCACCAAGCAAGCCAAGAATCATAGTCAATATCAATATTTGATGAAGATTTAACGTTGTCTAATCCGCCATATGAAGTTATTAGCCACCATGCAATATCGGCCGGTAAATAGTTACTACCAACAAATTCGACAGGAACATCAGACGAGCCAACGACTCTTTCAGTTAATTGTTTAAATTTATCGAGTATCGTTATGTCAACAAGTTCACGCGAGTATTTTACGTTATCAGTTTTCCCTAAAAACAAAGATATCAACTCGTCGCCCGATTGCGGGTGCGTATACCCAAACAGTAATTCTGCTTCAGTATTTAGTATTAATTTATCGGCTCTGAAAAAATTGAAATCTTTATTTTCATTGGCAAGTTGAACAGTAATTGATGAAGGTCTAAGTTTATTCCATTCGTTCTTGAATGTTGGCCACTTCATTACATAGTCACTATAGTCACTTGTACCAATTAAAATTTGTCTGACTATGTTATCAGGTGACTTTTTGAATGTTTGGTCAATGAACCAACTAGATACAGAATGTGTCATCAATAAGTCTCCAATTCTATAGTGCCTTGAGACAAATTGTTATAAGGTTGTATGAATGTATTGATCGGAATTTTTTTGTTTGTTATATGAACGCTTTTAACTTCTAATTGACCAGATTGCACAAGCAGCAATTCTGCGTTTGTACTCCAATAACTATTAACAACTTCGCGAACTCCACTTGAAACATACATGACATCAAGTTCAATTGATTTGTAATCACCCCATTTGTAAACGTCTTTCTTTCCTATTGGTGTTCTATGTTTTCTTTCTATTTTCTTGTCATTTAATTTAAAGTTATATTCTGGTTCAAGGTAAACAGCATTCAATGAATCAACTGTGAATGTCCAACCAAAAGATTCAAACACATGTGGCGGCGCACCAGCATTTTCAACGCCAAGGAATACTTGCAAATTTTGCCCAACAGAAGTTGCTATTGTTTCCGCTGTTAATAAGGTCCATGAATTTGTATAAATTACATCTCTTAAAACACCAATATTGAATCCATTATGTGGTTCTATTGCAAGTATTACTGAATTAACATTAAGTACATTTCTAACTCTAACCGAAAAAGTAAGCTTTCTTGATGTTATGTCAGTGTTAAATGTCATACTTGTAATAATAGTTAAAAAATTACCGGAATTAGTTTGCGTATGTCTTGTTACAGATTGATTTCCAAATGGATCAATGGTTGCATTTAATTCATGTGTTGCATTTCCTGATTGAAACGACTGAACCTGTATCTGTGTGTTATCTATCAAATTAAACATTAATAAGTCTCCAATGAAATTGTACCTTTAAACAAATTAATGTACGGCTCAATGAATTCACCGATTGGCAATTCATTGTTTGCAAATCTTACACTGCTAACATCCATGTCGCCTGATTGAACAAATAACAATTCTACGTTGTTATTCCAAAGACTATTGACAACAGATTTAAAACTACTATTAACGAATGACACGCCCATGTCAAACTTTTTAAATTTTCCCCAAGTATAAACGTATTCTTCGCCTGATCTTACGCGATGACGGTTTTCTATTTTTTCGCCAACGTTTTCGTAATTAAAGTCTGGTATAATATATGCATTGTTTAAAGAGCTTATTAAAACAAATTCACCAAAAAAATCAAAAGTTCTTGTAACCGAAACGTCATAAGCTTCATTGGCGACAATACCAATATTAAATCCTACATTTAATGAATTTGGAACAACAGACATTTCATAATTAACAAAACCTATTGAATTAGGTTGTATAAAATCGCCAGTCGCTAATCTAACTCCATTTATATCGTCTATAATCATTCTAATGTTATCGACATTAAAAGTATTTCCAATTGATACATTAAAAACCACAAACTCCGATTGAATTTGTGTTCCAGTATAAACACCAGACATAAAAGCAACAAACGCACCACTTAAAACCTGTGTTGCTCTGTGCGCTCCATTTGCATTTCCGAAGTTATCAAGTTGTGAATTTTCTGCAATCGTGCACCTGAAACCTTCCCAACTATCAACAGATACTTCACTGTTATCTATTAATCGAAACATTAGAATCTCTTCCTTTCAACAGAAACTGGACGAATGCCACGACCATCTAGCCTGTTTAATGAAGTAATTATTCTATCGGCAACAAGTTCATCCATTTCAGTTTGAGACATGTTTAACAATGCTTCTGCATTAGTTGCATTTTCAAGTATTCTAATATCTATATTTTCAATTGTCACATTTCCCGCCGCACCACCACCTTGAAGGAAATTTGTTAGGTCTTGATTTTGATTTGGACTTAAAACACGTTCGCCTTTGTCCAACAAAAATGTTCCTTCGCGAGGCACATCAGTCAATCCGTCATGAGCGATGCCACCAATAGCGCCTACTGTTGAACCTAATGCGCCGCCAACTGCCATGCCGGTGGAAAACATACCTGCTGCTGCTCCCATCATAGCAGCGCCGAAAGCGGGCGCGGTTAAATTTATCGGATAGGGGGCTGCTGCCATAGATGCTACGCCGCCAGACCCAGCGGCGGCCACGTTCTTGGCTCCGACAGCTGCAGCTTCAGATGCATTCGCCACATTAGTTAACTTAGATAGTATTAAACGCTGAATTCCCCACTTTATCAGCATAGAAATGATAGTTTTCAGTACATTTTGCGCTATTGCTTTAAAGGATTCTGATAACTTTTTCCCGGTAACAATAGATTCAGCTACGGCATCACTTAATTCTTGTACTGTGCCTTTGACCAAATCAAAAAAGCTCATCACAAATTCTTGCGAGCTTTCTTTTAGTGATTTCAGAAATTCTTGGTAAATAGTTAGTTGTTGCTTCGTAGTATCAACTAAAGTGCTAGCAGTAGTTTTTATTGTTTCGTCTTGGACTTTACCATATTCAGCTAATTCGTCTATTGCAGCCTTGGCATCAGTTTTAGCTTTATCGAGGTCTATGCCAAGAATCGTACCAGTATTTTTTGCATTTTCTCTCATTACGCCACGAAATACACGCATTGTCTCATCTATATCGGTAGCTATAGCCGCCGCCGCTTCAGCCATACGGGTTTTAAGAGCTTCGCCCATAGCATCCGAAAAGCTTCGGGTTGTTTTTCGGGTAAATACACTTTTTACCCATCCGCCGACCCAAACGCCAAAATCTTTTATTAACCCGGCAGCAAGTTTAATGCCAGACCAGATAGAAGTAACAAAAGACTTCATGAATAAGATAAATAACGCTGCCGCAGTTTTTACGAAATTGACAATGCCCTGTAGCATCTGTGACCAAGCTTCCTTATTTAGAGTGGCTAATTGCTTTATGCGCTCCCATAGTTGTTTTACCATTTCTATAAAGGTAAAGATCCAGAATATAGCGCCTTTAACAAATGCTGCAATTCCTTCGCGCCAACCGGCCAAAGTGTTGGCCACTCGGTTCGAAAGACCTGTTAATACTGGTGCCATCTCGTTAAAAATAGCACGACTAACACCTTTAATTGCACCGCCCAATCTGCCGACAGAATCAGTAAATGCTTCAGTATTGGCAGCAGCTTGTTTGCTTATCACTACTCCCAAGAATTCGGCATCTCTGGCATAAGCTTTCATGGCTTCACTGCCGCCTTTCAGCATCTGCAATACTGCAGTACCTTCAGAGTCAAACAGTTTAAATGCCAATCGCAATTTATCGGATTCGCTGCCAGCGCCTTTCAATCTATCGGCTAATAAAGCGAATTGGTCTTCAAGATTTAGATCTTTAAAAGACTTGGCATCAATACCTAACTCTTTTAATGCGCCTTGCGCCTCACCGGTACCAACTGCAGCTTCAGCAACACGTCGTGTCATTCGTTGCACAGACAGATTGAATTGCATAACAGACAATCCTGCCTGTCCAGCAACAAATTGCATCTTCGATAACTGTTCGACTGAAATACCGATTCGATTTGAAAACTTAGCGACCGCATCTATGCCATTGGCAGTGACTAGAATAAAGGCAGTCAAGGCTGCAGCAGCAACTATAGCCTTTTTTCGAACAGACGCCAATGCAGTGCCCATCCTTTTCAAAGAACGACCAACGCCACCGATAGTTTTACTAAACTTATCGATACCTCTAATTGTAAATTCAATAACGTTAGTTGCCATTCATTTTCCTAAGTTCGTCTTTTATAATAGAGAAAATTTCTACTGTTATATTTTCTTGATCGAAATAACAACCTCCGTTTGGCCAATCGATTCTATTCAAATCGGCAGTGAAACACCATACAAAAGAATCAAACCAATAGTCACAAATTTCACCTGCGATTACAACGCGTTCGTAGTTACTGAATCCGCCAAAGTATTTTCTGACGGATTTACGGACTTTTTTACTTCATTATTTTTTACGAATGATTTATCCATAAGCTCCGACACGATTTCTGATAACAGTGGCATAAAATATGCATCTTCAAGTAAAGATTCAAGCAAATCGGCATTTGCTTCATCGACTAATTTGCCTTGCTTTAACACAAGTTCACGGATTCGTTGCTCTCCAGTTTCAGGATCGGTATCAGTAACAAACAATCCTGAAAAATTAACGATATACTTATGGTTTGAAAGTATATCGCTCATAGCGTCCATTAATTCCATTTGTTCAGCTAAATCGTCAACTTTGAAGTTGCCCTCACTGTCAGGTGCTCCCATCATTGGAATTAACCTGACAGCATCTTTCCTCTTAAGCTTTTTTAAATCAGCTTTTATTTTGTCCCCATCAAATTCAGTTTTACATGTTATAAGTTTTTTGAAATTCCCCATTTCGTTCTCCTATTAATATACAGCTTGTGTGTTAACTAATGTGATTTCCAATGCAGTACCGCTAGTAACACTATATTTGCCGCGACCAGTTATCGGCATTTCTAATTGTCCTGGTCCTTCTGCAGAAGGTGCGGCCTCTTCATACCGCATCAATGGCAATTTGATAGTTAAAACTTCTTTATATCCGGATTGTACCTCAACATTGCCGGTAAAAGTCATAACCAATTCGCGTTCAGTTTGATTGATGAATTCTTGATACTCGGTTTGATTGTCAAATTTCAATGTTCCATCAACAGCTACAGTTCTAAAAGCTGTACGTTTAACACGACTCGGGAATTTGCTATTGTTCAGCGTATGCATCGCTTCAAGACCACCGTCATCAAGCGTAACAGTTAAATTAACAATTTCATCAATAGCGGCTCCGCCGAATGATACACTTGATTGGTCCCAGGTCCAACGATTCCCTGCAGGAAAACTGGCTGCTACCGCAGCGTTTTGAGAAAATGTGCCGCCAACATAAGCCACTTTTGCTTTAAGGAATTCGCCGTTTGCGATGCTCATTTCCAATGTTGCGCCGTTTAAATCAGAATACAGCATTGATGAGCCTGTGTCAAGGTATGTGTATACGGTAACAGGATTGTTGGCTGAATCTTCATCAAAATCAGATACTCTTGGCTTAAAAGTACGGGTATACAAATTGTCAGAAGTCACAACCGTTTCTTCATTCAGGATCGATTTAAACATTGCGCCCAACGGAATTGGCTGCGCTTCGCAATCAATCTCGCCTTCAACGGTATTGGCACCTTCATAAGTATCGCCTTCGTCAAAGATACCGCGCATATTTTCCGAATACAAAGGAGGTTTATTGACCTTTAATGTCTCACTCAAAAACGGTATAAAGAAGATTGAATTTACACTGCCAATATTGCCAAATGAATCTTGAAAGACAATACCAACATGGGATTTTTGCCCGTAAGCCATTACTTATCTCCTTTCTTAATAGTTGGTTTCTTTGGCAATTCAGCCATACCTTGTTTGATATAACTATTTGCCATAGAATCGGGAATTGTTATTAATTGCCCTCTAGTAGCAACAGAATAACCGGGTATAATTCTGTGTTCACCGGTCCATAAAATCGTTTTCATTTCTTAGCCTCCAAATCAAAAGTGATAATAGCTGACTGAAAATGTAGAGATTCTTGATCGGTTGTGATAAACCCGTATTCCACCTTATCGCCATTTATCATGTCAACAGTATTGTTTAAAGTTAAATCGTTTCTCATGGCATCTTTGATTGCTAATATTAGAGCTTCTAACGCGTCGCCACATTCTTGCCCTGATCTGCTATTAGTGGTTTGTGCCACAATTCTAACAGATGGAAACTCTTCCCAATTGTTATGTCCAAGCGTTCTTGGCGAACTGATAACTTCACCTTTATAAACACCAACCCATGGCGTTCTATCAGGTTTATTGTTTATATATTCGTCGCGAACAACTTTTCTGCTACCAAGAATTGCTCTAATTGCAGGGTCATTGTCAAGTATTGACTGTATGGCTGTATTTACTTTTGAAAAATCCATAGTTAAACTCTTGGCGGCCAGATCGCATATGGTAATTCTCGTTCCGGAGGAACTGGAATATCCCACTCAATAAACGGAATATCGTGTCTATTAGAAGTTCCGCCATCACGCCAAAATACCTGTAAATCAATCCGTTGTTCAGGCAAAAGTTCACCAGTAGTTACCTGAACAACTATAGCTGCGTGTGGCCCCCTCTTATTCATATTGTCATAGTAATGCACAATTCTACCGATTGTTGGTTTCATGTCATTTCCCCTTAAAAGGTTTACCGCTGTCATCAACATGGCGCTCTATTATTTTCTTGGCCTCTTTAAAAATTTCACGACTTACCGGCAACATCCGACGTTGTGGTAGTTTACCTGGTACGCCAAAATTATGAAATTCCGAATACACGACATCAGAACCAATACCAGCGTTATCCCTGCTTGCAAATGGAGTAAATGAAACACGTAAACGGCCAGTGTCTTGCAACAATTTTGCAGAAGTATCGATACCGCCCCTTACTCGCCTGCCACCTTGAGCAAAACGTTGCCATTTGCCGACATTGCCGCCTTCTGTCCTAAAATTCTTTTGTACCCAACGATCTAGGAGAATGGCAACTTTTTTAAAAGCGGACACATTGTCCTTTAACTTCGCTAACATGTCACGATGTCGTTTTCTAAGATCGTTTACTTTGGGCCTCATATCAACTTTAATAGCCACGTGCTTGTTCCTCGTCGTATACTTGTTCAGAGTCCACTTCAAAAAATTCAGTTGGTCCCATACCAAATACTGGGTTATAATCCTCGGTTGTGCTAAAGATTGTATCGCCAATTGATGGAAATATGGCTTCTCCTGCAGTATTCATCATAACTTGACTGCCCATTTTTAATCGATCAATAGTGGCTATAATGTCCGCGTTTAGCATATTGACTTCTTCTATTTTTAGGTTGCCCGCTTTAGCGTAAACTCTATCGATGCACAGATCTTTGATGGTAACATTGTTATTTGAGAATGGCACGGTAAAATGTGATGCCAACATTCCATCTATCTCAAATTCAACATATCCAATATAAGCAGAACCAATCTCGGATGCACCGCCAACGTTATTAATGGATGGATGCCGTAATGTTATGTCGTCCCAATCTACATATCTGCCCATTTTAAT